GATACTCTCGTCTCTGGCGAGCAGATCGAAGTACTCTGCGAACTTGGATTCCCAGTAAATCCATTCACACTCGACGACGCTGTACTTGGTGTACTCGATGACGACTACCTAGATGGCACACTGCTCGGTGATGATGTTTCTGAGTACATCAGTGACCTGACGATCACTCGTGGTCGATCAGACGAGTTCGAGTCATTCAGAGCTGGCATCATGACGATGACTCTGGTCGATAATGCTCGACGCTTCGACCCACTGAATCAGTCGTCACCATACTGGGATACCACGACAGGCAAATCTGGTGTACAGCCACGACGGAAGGTGACTGTGCTATCTGGTGGTGTACCTATCTTCACTGGTCGTATCACCGAGATCGATGTGAACTATGACTATCAGCTGAGCACTGTCACCATCACAGCAGCTGATGATTTCGTGCTTCTAGCGAACACTGCGACAGAGATACTGCTGACACCTACCGAGCAGCTATCTGGTGCACGAGTCAGCTACCTGCTCGACCTACCAGAGATCGGATACCCTGCCACACGATCGATCGAGACTGGCACGACCGTACTCGGTGCATACGATATCGCAGCAAATACGAACGCACTCGCCTATCTACAGCGCATCGCACAGGCCGAGCAGGGTCTCTGCTTCATCGCAGCTGATGGTACACTCACCTACACCGATCGAGTCACAGCAGCCTTCGCCACCATCGATGCAGTGTTCTCTGACGCTGTAGGCCACACAGATATCGGGTATGAAGGTCTGGCAGTCGCCTATGGTCAGCAGTTCCTGTATAACCGTGTGCAGGCATATATCGAAGGTGGCACAGTACAGACATCAGAAGACCTGATCAGTCAGGCTGACTACGGTATCTCGACGCTGACTTTCGACGACCTGCTGCTGTCATCTGATGCTCAGGCACTGGCACTCACAGCCGATCTGCTAGATGCCTACTCTGTGCCACAGTTCCGATTTGACGACCTACAGGTCAAAGTCTCAGCCATGAATAGCACCAAACGGGCTACTGTCATCGGCCTAGAGATCGGTGATGTCATACAGGTCACTAGGTCATTTAGTACAGGCTCACCATCATCGGTGACAGAGGTCTATGGTGTCGATCGTGTGGTGCATCGCATCTCAGCCAATGCCCATACTGTCACGCTCGGTCTGTACAACACCGAGATCTTGTACCCATTTGTTCTCGACGATGCAGTGTATGGCGTGCTCGACAGTAGCAACGCATTGACCTGATCAAGTACACTCGGACTCATGGCAGGCGCAGGCGCAAAGCTCTTTACTAGTGGCAGTGTGCTCACTGCTGCACAGGTAAATACATTCCTGATGGATCAGACCGTTATGGTCTTCGCATCTACAGCAGCTCGTGATGCAGCTTTCGGTGGTGTCGGTGAACCGACACTGGCAGAAGGAATGATCTGCTACATCTCAGATACCAACACTCTGCTCTACTACACAGGTAGTGCATGGTCTGCTCTAGGCGAAGACGATCAGTTCGTGCTTTCTGCACAGATATTCGGATAAAGGAACATCATGGCAACATTTAGCAAAGAAGTACTCAGTGGCTCGACAAATGGCAGAGGAATCTTGGTAGCAGCTACTGCGACAGCAGGAACGACTATCCACACAGGGTCATCGACATCATCTGTCATCGACGAAGTATGGCTTTATGCAGTCAATACATCTGCATCGAATGTCAAACTCACTGTCGAGTATGGTGGCACGACTTCACCAAATGATCTCATCGAGTTCACTGTGCCTGCTGAAGCAGGTCTATATCTGATCGTGCCAGCTCTACTGATCAAAGGTAATGCGACACCACTCGTAGTGCGTGCGTTCGCAGCGACGACGAATGTCATCGTAATACACGGTTACATCAATAGGATTTCGTAAATCGTGGCACGATATCAGGGTCGTACACTCATCGAGCAACCTGCAGTCGGTGGGTGGGGTCAGCCTGCACCTACGGGTATCGGTGTGGTCGCTGGATATGGTGTTGCTACAGGTGGTACATCATCGAGCATCACAGTAGGTGGACTGTCGTACACGCTTTTGACTTTCACATCAGATGGAACTCTGACTGTCACCACTGCTGGCCTATTTGATTATTTAGTTATCGGTTCGGGTGCAGGAAGTAGTCGCCCATTCAACGGTGGTGGTGGTGGTGGTGCTGGACAACTTGTAGAAGGCACAGCCTATTTTGATGCAAACCAATCTGTTACGGTTGGTGCTGGTGGTGCGGTGAACGCATTGAATGTTGGTATTTCACGAATTGGCACACGCATTTTTGCTATGTGTGGTGGTGGTGGTGCAGGAACAGACCTGAACTCTCTTTACGGTGCATCGGGCGGTGGCACAACTGGTGGAAGTCTTTACGGGCGTGGTCAGCCATTCCTTAGTGGTGTAACTGGATATCAAGGCGGTCAAGGTTCTACGACTGCGCCAAACTATGCAGGTGGTGGCGGTGGTGGAATGGGCGGTGCTGCTACTGATGCGTCAGGTGGAACTGCTGGTTCAGGTGGTGCAGGAGTATCCAACAGTTTCAACAATGTTGCGACAACATATTGTCGTGGTGGTTTTGGCGGTATCGCATCAGGTGGTGTGGTCAATGCAGGTGCAAATACTGGCAACGGTGGTGGGAACACTCTTAGCAACTATGGCGCTGGCGGTAGTGGTCTAGTGATGGTGAGGTTCAGAATATGAGCGCACAATATTTTGCACAGATCGACGAAAACAATGTAGTAATAGATATGGCTGTGACTACTTCAGAGTTTATGGCTGCAAATCCTGATCGATATCAGGGCACATGGGTTGAAACATTTTTAGACAGAGATGACAAGATCTACGCTGGAGTTGGATATACCTACGACCCAGATACAGATGATTTTGTTATGCCTGTAACCGTAGAGCCATAATGTGCGTCGATCTAGATGGCTGATCTTTGCACCTGTAGCAGCTCTGGCATGGGTAGCACCTGTAGCAGCTGAGCCTGCATATGGGTTGAGTGTGATCGGCTACACGATCGATCAGATACCACCAGTCAAAGCCGACGACATCTATCCTGTCTGTGGGCAGGGCACACTCGATTTCATCAATGCGACATGGGATTACGCACAGAATGAGTTCGGTGCGTGTGGTGGCGACCAGTTCATGCTGCACTACTCAGGCTCGATACAGATACCAGAGCATCAGACGATCGAGTTCTGGCTGGCATCAGATGATGGTGGTACAGCGAAGATCGGTGTGCATGAGTGGGGTACATGGGCCGATCAGGGCTGCTCAGTGTCAGAGTCAGGTCTGCTCGATATCGATGCTGGCACACAGCCGATAGATGCGTGGTTCTATGAGAATGGTGGTGGCACATGCTTCATGCTCGCATGGAACATCGACAGCACTGGGTGGGCGATCGTGCCACCTGAAGCATTTACGAGTATCCCAGTGGATACGACGACTACTACTGAGCTGACGACGACGACTTTATCGACGACGACGACTGTGCTGGCAGTATCCACATCAGTATCGCCACCCACATCACAGGTGAACCCAGTAAGCACCACCACAACATCAGATCAGCCTACGACCACCACATCGACTACCACTACTACATCTACGACGACTACATCAACTACGACCACCACTGTCTATGTGCCGACCTATACGACCACTGCCGAGACGACTACCACGACCCAGCCTGAGCCGACGACGACGACCACTGAGATGCCGATCTCTACGACCACTGCTGAGACGAGCACGACGACCACTGCTGAGACGAGCACGACGACCACCGAATATGTGACTACATCTACCGAGACTGTGACTACAAAGCCTGAACAATTCACCACAGAGCCAGAGATCATCGAGCCAGCAGATGAGATCACACCTGCGATCGTGGCAGCTCTCTCAGCAGCTATCACCGAGCTCACCGAGATATCACCAGAGCAGGTCACTGTCGAGCAGATCAGCCAGATCGTCGAATCAGCAGCCTTCGATGACCTATCAGATGAGCAGCTGACTGTGCTCGCTGAGATCATCTCTGATGCACCAGATGAAGTGAAAGACGAGTTCGAGTCTGCAGTGAATGTGTTCGATGACCCTGCCCTGTCAGCGTATGTACCAAAGGGCAGTGTGATCTCTGTGGGCAGTAGGCGTGTGATGATCGCTGTCACTGCAGTATCTATGGCGATGGCTGTACCTACATCGAGCACCACTAGTGCTGAGCGTCGCCAGAAACTACGATGATCGACATGCGTAAATGGGTCGATGAGATGAGTGGTCTGATATGGACTCTCGCAGGCACTGCTCTAGTGCTCGTCACTCTCTCAGGCTCGACTCGTCGGTTAGGCTTACAGATCAGCATCGCTGCACTGGTGATCAACCTAGTGCTCATCTCACTAAAGGATACAGACCAATGAAGAAGGCTCAAGAGATAGCTCAGCGCATCGTCGCACTATTCCTGTCATCAGCTCTAGCGATCGTGACAGGCTCTAGCGTGATCAACTCATTCTCAGAGACAGACATCAGTCTCTGGCAGTCTGCAGCTCTCGCAGGGTTCGCAGCTGTAGCGAAGGTCGTCGAGAGTCTGGCCAAGTCAGCTGTCGATGGCACACTCACTCGTGATGAGATCGATCAGGCTTTCGGTGGCATGTCAGCAGCCAAGAAAGCTACGAAGCGCACGAAAGTGCTCTGATATGCCAAATCGCAAATACACAGGCAACACTGATGGGGCAGCGAAGGGTCGTCGTGCAGGTCTGACTGTCTTCATCAATGAGATCGTGCGCCTATCTGATAAGGGGCTCTGGAATAATGGCGACTGGGGTGTCAGGAATATGAAGGGCAAGCAGTCACTTTCGGTTCACGCAACTGGCAGAGCTGTCGATTTGAGCTACCGATTTATGCCGAATCACAAGGACGCATCGAACACCAAAGGCAAGCAGGCTGGTCGTGCAGTAGCACTGGAATGGTGCAAGATACTGACACAGCACGCAGATGCTGTCGGTCTAGAAATGATCATTGACTACTTCCCAGAGCCATACGGCAGGGCATGGCAGTGCTCACGCAACGGTTGGGTGAAGTACGAGCGCAAGATGGTCGAAGGCGCACCCAAAGGCGACTGGCTGCACTGCGAAATCTCACCAGCTATGGCAGACGACCCTGCAGCTATGAAAGCAGCGTTCGCAGTCATCGAGCAGCAGATCAAGAGTCAGGCAAATGGATAACTCGCAGGTCATAGTAGCTGTCATCACAGCAGTAGGTGGCATCATCGCAGCTCTCATCATGAGCCTGAAGCGAGAGAACCGAGAAGATCATGCGCTGGTGACAGAGCAGATCAGATCGGTACACAAGACAGTGATTCGTCTGGGTGATAAACTAGATAAACATATCGACTGGCATTTAGAGGGGAATCACGATGGGAAGTCTGCTAAGCGAGATAGAGACCAGTAAGCGCAAGACTGGGCCGAAGCGTCGTATCGATGAGATCATGGCGCAATTATCTGCAGAAGATGCACTAGACCTACAGACAGCACTCGATGATCACACAGTGCCACAGGCAGCCATCTGTCGTGCACTAGCGAAGCGTGGTCATCATCTGTCACAGTCTGTGATCAGTAAATATCGCACAGGAATGATGGCATGAGTCTCAGCGACGACATCGCATCAGCGATACCTGATGGCACAGACCTACTCAAAGCAGAGATACTGCGTGTCAGGCGTGAGCGTGACAGTGCGATCGGTGAGCTGTCACGAGTAGCAACACAGCTCGAAGAAACTAGACGCACTCTCGATGTCATCGAGCAGGTAGAGACAGCACAGCTACAGCCGATCAAATGGCTACAGCCACCAGCTAAAGCGAAGCCGAGTGCAGCGTCTCTCGTGCTCATGCTCTCAGACCTGCATCTCGACGAGATAGTGCTACCTGAAGAAGTAGATGGTCTGAACGCATATAACCGAGCTATCGCAGTGATGCGCATGGAACGCTGGTCACAGAATGTCATCAAACTGGCTCGACATCATCTAGCTGGCATGAAGTACGACGGTGTGGTGCTCATGCTCGGTGGCGACATCTTCTCTGGCGATATCCATGAAGAGCTCAAAGAGACGAACGAAGACACGATGCTCGGCTCACTGCTCTACTGGGCAGAGCAGATCGCATCAGCGATCGATCTACTAGCTGGCGAATTCAAGAAGGTGCACATCGCAGCTGTCGCTGGTAATCATGGCCGAACGACACGCAAACCGAGAGCCAAACTGCGAGCTCGCACCAACTTTGACTGGCTGCTGGCAAAGATGCTAGAGCGACACTTCAGTGCTGATAAGCGCATCACCTTCCAAGTGCCAGAAGCTACCGATGCTCTAATCTCGATCTATGACACGCATCATCTGCTCACTCATGGCGATCAGACGCAGGGTGGTGGCTCGATCGGTGGCATCTACCCACCTATCATGCGAATGCGTGCACGCAAGGCCCAGAGATATCTCGCAACTGGGGCATCGTTTCAGACACTCTGGCTCGGCCACTGGCATCAGTACCTGCCATCACCATCGATGGTCGTGAATGGTTCGATGAAGGGATACGACGAATACGCCTATGTAAGCAATTTTTCGTTTGAGCAGCCACAGCAGGCATTCGCCATCGTCGTACCAAATAAAGGCATCACCATACAAGCACCCGTGTTCTGTATGGACAGAAAGAAGGAAGGCTGGTAGATATGCAGTACCAGATCGTGCGTCTGACATGGCATGACGCTCACAGCGTCGGCAGTGGGTGGCAGGGTATCGATGAGATCGATGATGATGCCTGTGTCGTCGAGTCGGTAGGCATACTGCTGCCAGAATCCAAAGATAAGCATGTAGTGCTCTGCCAGTCGATCACTGACACAGACTCTGTAGATCACATACTCGCTGTACCTGTAGCGATGGTGGTGCATCTGCAGGTATTGTCTGAGCTGTCGGTCGGTTCGGTTTCCCCTTCCCAACCCACCTGATACGGCATGGCTCGAACTGCATTTCATTGACAGATCGAGCCATGCCACCTATCAGTTAGACATATCCCTATCTTGTGAGCGTTACTGTGCTACACCTATTGGGCATGATGTGGGCACACATCACACGAAGGGAATATGCACATGATTATCATCGAGAAACCTACACACGGTACATACGACTGGCTCAAGATCAGACATCGTGACGAGCATGGTCTCTGCACACTAGGTGGCAGCGAAGCACCTGCACTTATGGACTCGTCAGCGTTCATGTCACAGGCCGATCTCTGGTATCGCAAGAGTACAGAGCCGACTATCAGCGAACCATCTGCAGCGATGCAGGTCGGCAACGATCTAGAGCCTGCGCTCGTAGATGTACAGTCACGCACTCTCGGCATCGAGATGATCACACCAGACATCATGTATCGCTCTGGTCGATGGACTGTCACACTAGATGCAGTCGATGCACAGTCTGTGGCATCAGGTACAGCACCATCGATCATCGGTGAGATCAAGACGACACGCAAGTACTCAATCAGCAGTCTCTCAGATGTGCCACCAGAGTACCTGTGGCAGATATACGCTCAGCAGTATGTGACAGGTGCAGACGCATGGCTCACAGTGCTCGACCGAGACCTGCGCATCACCACACTCGCTGTGCCACGAAACGAGCGAGCGATGGAAGTGCTCGCTGAGCAGGCCGAGAATTTCTGTGCATCAGTAGATGCAGGCATACAGCCAGATGGCATGATCGACAAGATGAGTGCAGACCAGATCGCATCACTCTGGCGTACAGAGCGTCGAGCCATAGCTCTACCTGCTGACGCTATCGACTGGGTGCATGATCTCGAAGAAGCACGAGCACTGAAGAAGCAAGCAGAAACGATCGAGCAGGCTGCCAAAGATCATCTGGCACGCCTACTACTAGATGCTGATGAAGGTCAGATCAATGGTCAGACCGTCATCACATGGCGAGAGCAGGCAGGCAGAGAGAGCGTAGATATCAAGACTCTACGCATCGATCAGCCTGATTTAGTCGCCAAATACACCAAACAGTCATCACCAGTGCGTGTCATGCGTGCTGTCAAAGCAAAGGGGAAGTAAAAATATGTCATTTTCACTCGATGGGTATGTCGATGTCGCTCAGCGCATCAGACAGCTGCGACAGAAGCACCCAGAAGCAGTACTGCGACCTGCAGACCCTGCGAACCCATTCCGTATCGTCGATATCGGTGGTCGTGAGTTCATCGTCTATACAGCAGCGTGCTATCGCACACCTGATGACCCGATGCCTGCGATCGCATGTGCAGCAGAGCCAGTGATGGGTCGCACGAACTACACCAAAGACTCTGAGCTGATGAACGCAGAAACATCAGCATGGGGTCGTGCGATCATGGCAGCTCTAGCAGTAGATGAGCCACATATCGCATCAGCGAACGAAGTGATGAATCGCCAGATGGATAGATCAAAATCTGATCACCCATCTCGGCCTGTGAAGGTGGGTAGCAAAGCTCGACCGATCGAGTCTGCACCTGCTGATGACATCGACACGCTGACACCTGATGAGATCGCTCAGGCCTTCAGTGCCACACCTGTAGAGCCGATGCCACAGCGTGAGCAGGTGCGCACTCTGGCTGCTGTCGCATCACAGAAGCAGATCGGACTGATACAGAAGCTGGCACGAGAGAAGAACATCGGTGATATCGCTGAGTATGCGACCCATGCTCTACAGCGCACCATCGAGAGTGTGACATCGCTGACCAGTAAAGATGCGTCAGCTCTGATCAAGCGTCTGATGGAAGCCTGATCATGCCGACATTCGAGACCAGTCGTGACAGACTGCGTGAAGATCAGGCATGTGCACGACTGGGTACATACTGGCGTGGTGAGATCAGAACATCGAGTCAATATCAGCACTATGATCGCACGCTCTACGAGATGGGCAGACCGAAGGCTCTACTAGAGATCAAATGCAGGTCATATAAATCTGACTACTTCAGACAGCATGACTACATGATCAGTGCGATCAAAGTCGCTCGACTACAGACATCAGCTGGTCTGCGCATGATCGTGCCCTTGATCATGGTGGCCTGTGCCGACGACGACTTCCTGCTCGACCTGAGAGACGAGTCATATCGCATCGAGACACGACGAGTAAATGACCGAGCGACGACCCATAATGGTGTGGTGATGCGTGACGAGTCGATGTGCTTCTTTAGTCTTGACCGATTCCTACCACTGAGCGAGATCGAGTATCTGATCTGATGAAGTGGGTAGATCGGGCAGCCTGCCGAGAGTCACATGTCAGTGTCTTCTTCCCAGCAGATGCCAGAGAGCCTGACGCATGGAATGTGGCGAGATCGATCTGTGCCATGTGCCCTGTGCGCACAGAGTGTCTAGCTCTGGTTATCGATCTACAGACGACTGATGACAAGTGGGGCATGTTCGGTGGTCTGACACCATATGAGCGCAAGATGAAGCGACGGAAGCAGGCTCGTGATGGTCGCTGACGACGATCTACCAGACTGGAATCTGATCGCTGACCCGATCGCTACCAATGAGACTGAAGGTGCGTTTCTAGCGATGATCACAGAGCAGGTGCTCGACTATGAGCGCAGTGCACGCACACTGATGACGCTACTCATCTCGGCTCTGAAGCATCGTGATCTGCTGACAGTCGAGCTGCATGAAGCGATCGACGCTGTAGCGATGATGCCACCAGCCGATCTGACGATCTGTGGGTACGAGATGCTATGCGATTTACTATCAGCCACCAGCGAGCAACCGAGAAAGAGACGCAGATGAACGATCATCGACCGACAGAGTTCTATCGACCGAAGAGTATCGAATCGGTACTAGTGTGCATCGACTACAGGCAGCAGATGTCTAAGCATGTAGATGTGCAGATCGTGATCATGACAGAGCTCATGGAAGATATATGCACTCGACTCAAAGCACTAGAGGCAGCAGCACATGACCGATGAGCGCAAAGGTGAATGTCAGGGTAGGCGAGAGAAGTGCACACTCGGTGATCATCT